GCGAAGACGGACGAGTCACCGGCATCTGACGGCAGCGAGTAGCCCAGCACCCCGACGACACCGTGAGAGGAGGTGACGAGAGATGACGACACCGTGGCTTGCAACCCGCGAGGAGATCAAGGCCGAGCTGGACGTGAAGGAAACCGCAAGGTCGAACGCACGAATCGACCGCGCGCTCGCCGACGCGACCGACGCCGTGCACGGCCTGTGCCACCGGATCTTCTACCCGGTCGTGGCGACCCGCTACTTCGACTGGCCAAACGGCCAGTACGCCCGCCCGTGGCGGCTGTGGCTCGACGCCAACGAACTCATCTCCGTCACCACCATCACCTCCGGCGGCGTCACCATCGCCGCAAGCGACTACTTCCTGGAGCCCAACCAGTCCGGCCCGCCCTACAACCGCATAGAGATCGACCTCGACTCCAGCGCAGCATTCGGCGGCGGCGACACCCACCAACGCGACATAGGCATCACCGGCGTGTGGGCAGGCTGCCCCCTCGTCGAACCCCTGGCAGGCGCTACCGCCGAAGCATTGGACACGTCCGAAACCGGCATCGACGTCGACGCCGCCACCTCAGCCGCCGTCGGCGTCGGCTCACTCCTCCGCATCGACAGCGAACGCGTCATCGTCACCGGCCGCTCGAACCTCGACACCGGGCAGACACTCGGCGGATCCGGCCTCACCAACGTCAACAGTGCCGTCACCGTCACCGTCCAGTCCGGCGCAGCATTCGCGGCCGGGGAGACGATCCTCATCGACGGCGAACGCATGCGCGTCGACGACATCGCAGGGAACACCCTCGTCGTCACCCGCGCCTGGGACGGCTCCACCATCGCCGCGCACTCGGTCGGTGCCACGATCTATGCGCCCCGGACCCTTACCGTCACCCGCGGCGCGCTCGGCACCACGGCCGCCACGCACTCCACCAGCGCGACCGTGTATCGGTGGGACCCGCCCGGCCCCGCCCGGCAGTTGTGCGTGGCCGAAGCCGTGGAGGACCTCCTCCAAGGCCGGTCCGGGTACGCGCGCACTGCGGGCAGCGGTGACAGCGAGCGGGAGGTCCGAGGCCTTGGCTTGGACGGCCTGCGGAAGCGCGTCTACATCTCCCACGGCCGCAAAGCCCGGACGAGGGCGGTGTAGTCATGCGTCTCGACGTGTCCACCCAAGCCCGCGGTCCGATGGTTGACGGCCGCGCCATGCGCGCCCTGAACGCGTATGTCGACCACCTGGAACGCCGTCTCGCCGAGGAGGGCCTGAACATCCTCCGCGCGGAGATGCGCCGCGTGTTCCGCAACCCGACCGGCTACTACGAGTCCCGCTGCAAGGTCGTCGGCGGCAACACGATCACGGACAGCCGTGTGGTGTACGGGCCGTGGCTGGCTGGCATCGGGTCCCGGAACTTCCCGGTGACGAAGTTCAAGGGCTACGACCACTGGACCATTACCCGCGACAAGCTCAACGCCCGCAAGGTCGGTATCGGCGAACGGCTCCTGCGCCGCTACACGGGACGGATGTGATGCCCCGTGTCCCTTGACCTGCTCACCTACCGGAACACGGCCATCTCCCACGCCATGGCTGCCGGGCTGTTCGGGAACGTCCTCGACCACGAACCGGTCAGTGCACCCGGCAGCGGGCTCACCGCCGCGTTCTGGGTGTCCCGCATCGGCCCGGTCCCGCTCGGCTCCGGCCTCAACAAGACCACGGCCCGCCTGGAGCTGATGGCCCGCATCCTGACACCCGCCGACTCCGAGCCGCAGGGCGAAGTGGACACGGCAGTCACCGGGGCTGTGGACGCGCTGCTGACGGCGTACACGGGCGACTTCGAGTTCGGCGGGAACGTCCGCCAAGTCGACCTCCTCGGCGCCTACGGCACAGGCCTGCAGGCGGAGTTCGGCTACACGAGCTTCGCGGGCGGCACAACGTACCGGGTGGCGACCCTCACGATTCCACTGATCATTTCCGATGCTTGGGCACAGGTGGCGTAGATGGCGATCAGCAACGGCCTCGGGCAGGGCTTCTACTACGGCGGCTACGACCTCAGCGGTGACACCGGCAGCGCGGACGACATTGGCGGCGGTCTCGTCGGCACCCAAGACGTCACGACCATCGACCTGTCCGCATTCAAGCGGATCGGGCTGCTGCGCGACGGGCGGATCTCGTGGGGAGCGTTCTTCAACGATGCCACGGGCCGCGCCCACGAACGGCTGTCCGCACTACCCACCGCAGACCAGCACCTGATGTGGGCGACGGGCTCGGCGATCGGTGACCCGGCCGCCTGCCTGATCGGGAAGCAGATCAACTACGACCCGACCCGCGCGCAGGACGGCTCCCTGACGATCGCCGTCAACGCGCAGGGAAACGCGTACGGCCTGGAGTGGGGCGACCTCCTCACCGCAGGCAAGCGCACCGACACCGGCGCGACCAACGGCACCGCCGCCGAGTTCGGGTACGACGGCGAAGACTTCGTTCTCTTGCCCGGCGCGTCCGGCGACTACGTGTCCACACCCGACGCTGCCGCGCTGGACATCACCGGCGACATCGACCTGCGGGTGCGGGTCGCGATGGACGACTGGACGCCGGCGGCGGAGTCGACGCTGATCGCGAAGTACACGGCGACGGGGAACCAGCGGTCGTATGCGCTGGCGGTGACGGCGACGGGGGCACTGATCTTCCGCTGGTCGGAGGACGGTACGGCGGAGAAGACGGAGACGTCCAGCGCGACGACCGGGTTCACGAACGGGTCGACGCACTGGGTGCGGGCGACGCTCGATGCGGACGTGGGTGGCACGGACGCGACGGTGACGTTCTACACGTCGGAGGATGGGTCGACGTGGACCGCGTTGGGTGCGGCGCAGTCCAACGGCGCGACCACCTCGATCTTTGCTTCCACGGCGGTGCTGGAACTCGGGTCGCAGACCGGCGGCACGGTGAACCGGCTGGCCGGGAAAATCTTCCGAGCGCAGGTGCTGTCCGGGATCGGCGGCACGTCGGTCGCTGCTCCGATCGCGTCAGCGTCGTCGAACGGGGTCACGGATGCGACACCGCGGACATGGACCGTCAACGGCAACGCCTACATCAGCTCGCACACAGTGCACGGCGCGCAGGCCTACCTCCAGGTGTTCTCGTTCGCGGGCACGGACGTGACGGTGAAGCTGCAGCACTCCCACGACAACGGGGTGGCGGACGCGTTCGCGGACATCACGGGCGGCGGGTTCACGCAGATCACGTCGGGGCCGACGACGCAGCGCATTGAGGTCGCTGCGGGGACGGAGATCAAACGGTATGTGCGGGCGGTGACGACGACTTCGGGTGGGTTCACGTCGCTGGTGTTCGCGGTCGCCGTGAACGTCAACGTCACGGCGGTGACGTTCTGATGGGCGCTCCGTTCCGTCCCAGGGATCCGCGGATGCCGGTTCAGGCGTATCAGACGTGGTCGGTGAAGTCGCGTCCGGACAAGCGGGTGAAGACCGTCTGCGAACGGGTGGGCTGCCCGGCTTGGCGGAACGGGTGGGAGTCCGTCATCGACGAGTCCACCGACCTGGGCAGGCAGCAGGCGGCGTTCATCCGGGGCTCGCGGCGCACGTTCAGGGAGCAGCACACGGCGGCTGGTCTGACGGTGTTCCGGTTCGAGCCCTATCAGCGGTGCTTCGCGGACCACCAGACGATGCCGGAGAAGTACCTCGTGCGGGGCGGTGACTACCGGGCGCAGGTGGGTGAGGTGCGGGTGCATAAGCGGGCGGAGGACTGGGTGGAGCACGTGCAACAGCACATGAGCCGCCTCCTCGACGAGCGAGACAAGGGGTGAACGCCGTGGACGAGCCGAAGGCGTGGCGCCTGTGGGTCGATGGCGAAGAGCGCACCGACGACTGCGATGCCCTCGACTTCGGGATGCCGTGCCTGATCTACGACGCGTCCCGCGACACGGGCCCGATGCGCCGGGTTCTCGGACCGCTCGGCTTCTGGATCAAGCTGACCGGGCCGAGTGAGCGCCTGCGGGCGATGGCCGACGGCGGCAAGCAGGTCCACCAGCTGAGGCTTCTCTTCGCGGATCAGGTGCTTCCCGTGCCGGTGCAGTTCCACGAGGAGTGGGTGGAGGACAGCGGGGCGCGCAGGATGTTCGGCTGCCTCGCCTACGACCGGAGTAGCGGCCCGCAGTGGGTCACCGAAGCGACCAACGACGAAGGGCAGCGCCCGCTGACCCTCGCAACAAAGGAGGGCTGAGCCATGAGCATCGAGTCGGGATTGGGCTGGACCGCGTTCAGCGTTGACGACAGCGGCGGCAACGCACGCGACATCCGCACCTCGACCTTCAACCTCGACTGGACCATGCCCCGCGGCGTCCAGGACATCACCAGCCTCGCCGAATCCGCGATGGCCCGCCTGCTGCTCCTCGCCGACTTCTCCGGCACCGCGGCGGGCGGCTTCGACGACGGCTCCAACCTCGCCCACGACGTGTTCAAGACCGTCTCCTCCACCAGCGTGGAACGCACGATCACGATCACCATCAGCGGCCAGACCCTGGCCACCGAGTGCATCCTCACCGACTACGCCCTCACCCGCGCGCAGTCCGGCGAGTTCACGTGGAGTGTCCCCTTCCAGCTCGCATCGGGCCTTGTCCCGACCTGGGCCTGAGCCCTCCACCCGACACTGATTGGAGGTGCGGCCGTGGGATTCCGCGAGCCCGACAGCACCATCACCATCCGCTTCGCCGAAGGCCACCGCTACCACGGCCTCGAAGCCGTCTGCCGCAGCACCAGCATCGAGGACTACGCCGCCATGTTCGGCTGGGACGGCGAACCCGAGAACGACGGCATCACCATCAAGCGCTTCTACAACGCCCTCATCAGCTGGAACCTCACCGACAAGAACGACCAGCCGGTCCCCGTCAGTGACGCACCCAACCGCGACCAGAAGCTCATGCGGGAACTCAGCAAGGCGTGGGTTCAGGGACTCGTGGGGGTCAACGACAGCGACCCTTTGCCCGAGACCTCGCCCTCTGGCGAGACTTCCCCGGCGCCGCCCATCCCGATGACCCCCGTCGCCGAATCGCCGAGCCAGCCCAGCTAGCCCAAGCCCGCTGGGTCATCGGCCTGCTCCGCCAGTTCCCGAACTACACCTACACCACGCTCATGCAGGAAGACACCCGCTTCCTGCGCCTGCTCACCATCGAACGCCTCGGCACACCCGAACAGTCCGACGGCTCCACGGAAGGAGGTGAAACAGAATGGCTGGCGACGCCGTAACGATCACCATCCGCGCCGACAACGGCGACGCCGTCCGCGCCTTCCGCGACACCAGCGGCCAACTCCGCGACATGCGCGGCCGGTTCGTGTCCGAAAGCTCCATCATGTCCCGATCGATGAGCCAGTTCGGGAAATCGATCGGGAACGTTAAGGGCTACCTGATCCCCCTCGCCACCGCCGCCGT